ATGGGGTGTTACTAATGGAACTAATTGGGTAGACGGATATACCAATCACTTCTCATCTTTTGGTGCAGTTGGTTCGGGATTAAGAATTACTGGTGGATTAAGATTAGTTGGCTCAGCTCCAGTTAATTCATCATTCACAATATTAGAGACAGATTTTACTGCATCAGGATATCAAGGACCAGGTATTACAGACTTTGGTGGTTCTATTGGATTGTTAAGTTCTGGAACAAACACCGCAGCAACCGCACAATATGGTATATCTTTATCTGATTTTACTGCTCCAAAATTAGCAGAAATTCAAGCGTATTTTTTCACAAATTCGTTAGTAAATGATGGATCTCTTGGTTATAATTTTACTGTTGTTGGCACTGGTGGTGCTTCAAATATTACAAAAATTATATTAGGTATAACTAGTACCGATTTTATTATTGCTCCAGTAGACCCTGCAAATCCAAATTTTACAACCGATGGTGGTCTTTTAACAAATATTGTAAATGCAAATGGAATTTTGGCTTTCCCCGTTACATTTACTTTAGACAGTCCACTTATTACTCATCCAGGTAATTGGTGGTAATATTAAACATATATAAAACACTATGAATAACTTTGATAAGAACATGGCAGATGTATTTGATATAATACCGACCACGATTAAACAAGAAAAAAAATCTATGCCGTTATCTACAAAGTATAATGAGCCTGATTTAAAACAAGACTTGACTGATGCGTATCAACAGTCAAAAGAAAATCTACAAGGTATTATTGACCAAGGCTCTGAAGCAATGGAAGAAATTCTTAATATTGCCAAGGCCGGTCAACATCCAAGAGCATTTGAAGTTTATGGAACTCTACTTAAAAATATGGTAGATGCAAATAAAGAGCTTCTAAACATTCAAAAACAAATGCGTGATATGGATGAAGATAAGAAAAAACAATCAGGTACTACTATTGATAAGGCAATCTTTGTCGGTTCTACCGCAGAGTTAAATAAGCTTATCAAAGGCAAAGATTAATGGTCACCAATACAAAAGATTCTTATAGGGACAATCCCCTTTTAAAAAAAGTAGGAGTAGAACACAAATATACAGAAGAACAGGTACAAGAATACATTAAGTGTTCCAAAGACCCTGTGTATTTCTGTATGAACTACATTAAAATTGTCAATGTGGATGAAGGCCTCATTAAATTTAATATGTGGGACTTTCAAAAAGAAATGTTGGAACTCTTTAGAGATAATCGTTTTGTTATTACAAAGTGTCCTCGTCAGGTTGGTAAAACTACCACGACAGTTGGTTATCTTTTATGGGCAACCATCTTTACAGACTCACAAAATGTGGCAGTTCTTGCTAATAAAGGTTCTTTGGCCAGAGACATTCTAGCCAAGTATCAACTTGCATATGAGAATTTACCACAATGGCTCCAACAAGGTGTGGTGACATGGAACAAGGGTAATGTAGAGTTAGAGAACGGGTCTAAAGTAATCGCAGCCTCCACCTCATCCTCTGCAATCCGAGGAGGTTCTTTTAACATTGTGTTCTTGGACGAATTTGCTTTCGTGCCAAATAATATTGCCAATGAATTCTTTAATTCTGTATATCCTGTAATCTCATCTGGTAAATCATCAAAGATTATTATTGTTTCTACTCCAAACGGTATGAACCTATTTTATAAACTTTGGATGGATTCTATTGAAGGCAGAAACAACTATAAGAATTTTGAAATTCATTGGTCTATGGTACCAGGTCGTGATGAAGTTTGGAAAGAAGAAACAATCCGTAATACTTCTTATCGGCAATTTCAACAAGAGTTTGAAACCGAGTTTTTGGGTTCTTCAAATACCTTAATTTCTGGTTATAAACTACAACAATTAAGGTACATAGACCCTGTTGGTGAACATGATAAGATGAAGATTTATGAATATCCTATCAAAGGAGATGGTGAAGAACAAAAATCTGACCATCTATATGCAATTTGTGTAGACGTTTCAGAAGGTAAAAACCTAGATAGTTCTGCATTTTCTGTTATAGACATATCAGCCACACCATATAAACAAGTGGCCACATACAGTAGTTCGTCTATTTCACCTATTTTATTTCCAACTGTAATTGTTAATGCAGCTAAATTATATAATGATGCCTATGTATTAGTTGAAATTAATAGTAACCCACAGGTTGCAGAATATATTCATTCAGATTTAGAGTATGAGAATTTATTGAAAGTATTTACAGGTAACAAGAAACCACAGCAATTATCTGCTGGTTTTGCCCGTGGTATTCAAATGGGACTGAAAATGTCACCTCAAGTTAAGTCGGTTGGTTGTTCCAACTTAAAAACTTTAATTGAAGGTGACAAGCTTTTAATCAATGATTTTGATACTTATTCAGAATTAACTACATTTGAACAACACAAAACGTCATTTGCGGCTGCAGAAGGTGCTAATGATGATATGGCCATGACTTTGGTAATCTTTGCGTGGGCAGCCACACAGAAATACTTTAAAGAAATTGTAAACCATGATTTAAGAAAACAGATTCAATTGGAAAATATGAATCAATTTGATGATGAAACTTTACCAGCTCCTATCATAGAAGATGGTTTAGAACATGATTTTGTACTAGAAGGTGGAGATTTATGGGAAGTTGCCAATGGTGGTGACACCTACGGTGCGTATTCCAGAAAATTCTTTGACCGACTATAAATCCAGTGAATCATAAATATCAGTATGGTATTATAACTACCAAGAACAAAAATAATTCAAGGAGAATAAAATGGCGTTTCAACTCTCTCCAGGCGTAAATGTTTCCGAGATTGACTTAACAACAGTCGTTCCTTCGGTTCTTACTACCGCTGGTGCTTTTGCTGGGACATTTGCATGGGGTCCAGCCAATAAAGCAATACTAGTAGATAGTGAGATTACTTTAACTAGAACATTTGGTACACCTGATTCTAATTCAGCAACATCTTTCTTTACTGCGTCCAGTTTCTTGGCATACGGTAATAATTTAAGTGTGGTTCGTGCTATAGGTGGCGACTGTGTAAATTCTACCTCCAACACATCTACAGGCGGAATTTCAATAGCTAATTCAGATGAATATGAAGATAATTATACTGCAAATAATTTAAATTTATATGGTGCATTTGCAGGTAGATATGCTGGTGCATTAGGTAACTCATTAACTGTTGAAGTTTGTGCCAACTCGGCAACTTTTGCAACATGGCAATACAAAAATTATTTCACATCAGCTCCAGGTACATCTGATTTTGTTACTAATGCTGGCGGTTCAAACGATGAAATGCACATTATTGTTATTGATGATGGTGGTTTATTCACTGGTACAGCAGGTCAAGTTATCGAAACTTACGGATTTGTATCTAAAGCAATTGATGCAACATTAAATGGTACTACTAATTATTACAGACAAGTATTATTCAATCAGTCAAAATATGTTTATGCAATGGGTCCAGTTGATTATGCAAATACAAGAACAACTTGGGATTTACCAGGTAATACAAATTTTGCTTCACCTGCAACTAATCAACAAGTATCATTAAGTTCTGGTATAGATGAAACTCCAGCTTTAGGTGATTTAGAATTAGCATATGACTTGTTTGCTAACAAAGAAACCGTTGATATTTCTTTAGTTTTAACTGGTGATGCATCTTATGAATTACAACAATATGTAATTGATAATATCTCCGGTACTCGTAAAGATTGTGTAACATTTATTTCTCCTCCATTAAGTGCTTTTGGTACTTCTGATGCAGACACCTCAGATGGTATTGCAGCATGGTTGAATGATGACCTACAAAGAGCATCTTCATATGTTGTTGCCGATTCTGGTTTGAAATATATGTTTGACAAATACAACAATGTATACCGATGGATACCACTAAATGGTGATGTTGCTGGTCTATGTGTAAATACAGACACAGTTCGTGACCCATGGTATTCACCAGCTGGCTTCAACCGTGGTGCAATTAAAAATGCTATTAAGTTGAAATGGAATCCTAACAAAACTTATCGTGATGTGTTATATTCTGCTGGTGTAAATCCAGTAGTTTCTTTCCCTGGTCAAGGTATAGTTCTGTTTGGTGATAAGACTTTGTTGAATAAACCTTCTGCATTTGACCGTATCAATGTTCGTAGACTCTTTATCGTTCTTGAAAAATCAATTGCTAAAGCAGCTCAGTTCTCCTTGTTTGAATTCAATGATGAATTTACCAGAGCGCAGTTTGTTTCTCTTGTAACTCCATTCTTGCGTGATGTTCAAGGTCGCCGTGGTATTACAGATTTCAAAGTAATTTGCGATACAAC